CACTCAAGGGCACCCGCCGGGGAAGCGCCGTTGCGATACATGTTTTCCGCGAACTCCTGAACGCTGAGTCCAGCGCTCACCACGGAAGCGGCCCGCTGGAGCCTGGACTTGCCCAGGAGAGTGTCGTCAGTGCGGTCCCGCAGGTGCAGGACTTCGCCTTCCAGGAGGCGGCGCATCCGGCCGTTGCCGCCGTAAATGCTGGTGATCTCCGTCACGTCATAGACAAGCCGCCCGGTGGGGAGCATCTGGACGCTGACCCACTCCCAGGGGATCGGCTTCAGGGCCTCCAGGCGGCCTGCCCGATCCGTCACGATCTCGGCCAGGGCATTGCCCCGCAGGAGCGCCGAAGCCATGACGAACTCGATGAAATCCGGCCAGGTCTGCCGTTCATTCGGCCCGTTCTGAATCAGCCCGGCAAGGGGGTGCTCCGGGGCCTCGATGCGGTTTTTCCCGTCGCGGCGGTAGATGTAGGCCGGGAGGCTGGAAATCGACGTGCTGATGGCCTGGACACACGCTAGAACCGTACTCAGGTTCTCGGCAATGCGGCTGTTGACCATGCGCCCCGTTCCGGTGTTCATGCCGCTCAGGGCATCCCAGGAGGGGCAGGCGGCCCGCTCTTCCTTCTGGCCTAGGATTCGCCTCAGGATGTTCATCGAACAGTCTCCAGGTAGCGCAGTGCATTGGACAGGCGGGCCGGAACCTTGGCCCGGGCCGCGATAACGGTGCCGGAATAGGCGGGCCAGGCCGAGACAACGGACACTTCATGCAGGACCACGGACCGCAATTCCCGGCGGCGGCCCTGCCAGCGCTCCCCGTCCTTCGCCACGGTGAAGCCGAAGCTCATGCCCCCCAGGTCCCCGCGCTCGGCCAGAGCCAGAACGTCACGGCCCAGGGAGGTGTCGGGAAGGTCGATCTCGAAGGCCAGGCCCTTGGAGTCCTCGGCAAGCCGGAGGGACCGGCTCCGGGTGCGGGCCAGGAGCTTGGAAGGGTCATGGTCCACCAGGGCCAGCACGTCCCGGCCGGTCAGGCTGGGAGCGAAGGCCCCGGGCATGATGATCTCGGAGAAGTCGGCAATGCGGGCCTCGGTTCCGAAGGTCGCGGCGTAGCCCTCCAGCTTGCGCCCGGCGGCCCGGATTTCCGTCACATATCGCCGTTCCATGTCCTGCATTTCGCTTTTCCCGCTTGGCTGCTCTTCAGGCCCAGGCCGCCACGCCTGGACGATCTGACCATCTCGGCCAGATTTCGCTTGCGTCGCTCTAGGCGGCCAGGCCCACGTTCACCGAAGCCGCGAAACTCTCTTCATGGCGCACGGCCACGTCACAGGTCAGCATTCCGCGGACCTGGACGTTGCCCTTCGAGTAGGCGGTGGACTCGTAGGGGTTCACCAGGACCTCGAAGGCGCTCCAGTAGCCCAGGATCAAGTCGCCCCAGGCCCCGAAGATCAGGGTGCCGGACTCGGGGCTGGAGACGGTGGGGCCGAGAGTGGTCCGGGCCACGTTGTACCCGGCCAGCGTGTTCAGCTCGGACATGATGTAGCCCAGCTCGGGCGCGTCGGCGTCCTTGGCGATACGGCGCAGGGCGCGGAACACGGCCGGATGCCCCAGGAAGGCGTTCCCTTCCACGTTGGCGTCTTCCACCAGGCCGATCAGCTCCAGGAGGTTGGCCCAAGTGGGGGTAGCCATGTTGTGGTCCGTGGTGGCGGCCACTTCCAGGATGCCGTCCGGCTCATTGGAGCCGCCGCCCTTGATGGCCGCAGCGTCCACGGCCTCGGCCAGAATCTTGGCGAAGTCGTCACGGACCAGCTCTTCGATGCCCGGGGAGGTCTGAAGCAGCATGTTGCGGCTGAACTCGGTCAGGGCTCCGGCGTGCTTCGGGGTCATGGAAACCTTGGTGAAGCCCACGTCCGAGGGAGACAGGCCGCTGTTCTCGGCCACCCAGGCCGCGGTCGCGGAAGCCTTGAGCTTGGGAATGTCCACATTGCCCTGAAGGCCGTTCAGAACCTTGGCCCCCAGGCTGTTCACCTTGAGGGCGGCCCGCAGGCGGTCGATGTACAGGTTGCCCAGGTGGTCCGTGGCGATGATGTTGGAGCCGGGACCGGCCACCGGGGCGGACGTGGTGATGACGCGCTTCTCGAAGCACTGCATCGGCACCAGCACGCCCTGGGGCCTGACCCCCATCCGGCGGGCCAGCTCCTGGGAAAGCTCCCGCTCCCGGCCGCTGTCCACGTTCAGGTCAGGCACCTGGGCAGCGATGGCCCGGACCAGGGAGAAGTTCCGCAGCTCGGCGTCCAGGTTGGTGTCGCCCGTGCCGGTGATCTGCTGGCCCTGGGCGCGGCGGTCGGCTTCGTCCAGGAGGGCCTGGCGCTCGATGCGCTTTTCCACCCCGGTCAGGTCAGCCTTGAGGGTGTCGAACCGCTGGGCCTGTTCGGCGCTCAGGTCGCCGCCCTCGCCGCCGGGGGTGTCGGCCAGCTTGCGCATCTCGGCCACGATCCGGCCGCGCTGTTCCAGAAGGTCTTTCAGCTTCATCGTCATTCTCCTATCGCGTCCGCCGTGTTGGCGACCGGTTTCGTTTTCGCGGCGTCGGGAACCTTTCTCCTGCGGGAAATCCCCCACCGCCTTTCGAGGCCCCCTTTTGATTCTCGGACGCGCCGCGCCGCCCTCCCAAACGGGGGTGGGGGAAGGAACTATTTATCTCGGCTTCAGGGCCTCCAGGCCGTCTTCGGCCCGCTCAAGCAGGGCGTGGCTATCGAGCACGATCCACGCCGCATGGGGCAGCGGTCCGGGGATGTTCGGGCTGGAGGCCACGGCCCAGGAAATACCGTAGGACGCATCGTGCCAGGCCAGGACGTAGCGCCTGAAATCCGGGTCAGACAGAGAAGCAGGGTCGCCCCACACGCCCGCGAGGTCCTGGAGGCGGCGCACGGCGCAGCTCAAGACCACTTCGGCGAGTTCCCCGGCCACGGCCTTGGGCGGGAAGCCCAGGCGGGAGAGGTTCGAAAATGCCAAGATTTCCAGGAGGTCTGCGGAGGTGAAGAGCATGGCTTGGCCACGGCCAGGGCGCACAGACCCCCAGAGCGTCGTATAGCCTCGGGAAACCCACTGAGCTACCGTGACGGGCTTCACCCCGGCGATATTGGCCACTTCTTCTGTGGTCAAAAACGGCTGTTCCGTTCGCTGGAGCAGCTCTTGAGCGCGATGTTGGTTAATCATTTCGGTCTCCCGGCTATAAAATACAGCCGTCAGAACTGTAAGTCAAGGCTCTTCTGCTATTTTTTATTTGCTGAATATTCAAGCAGTTAAAAAGATAGGCCTTGAAAAATCCAGCTCAACCGGCTTCGGCTCCCGGGCGTGCAGGCCCAGGGCCATAGTCAGGGCCACCATGCCGTCGATGCGGTCCAGCGACTTGGCCTTGTCCAGCTTCCGCGCCCCGGCCGGGTCCACCTGGACAACGCAGTTGGCGCAGTTCCAAGTCAGCACGGGATGCCCGCCATGCCGGAGCTTGGCGTCAAGAATCGCCGTCTCCAGCACGTCCACGGCAGGCCCCATGTCTTTGAACCCCTGGCCCCAGGGCTTCATGGGCAGCTCTATGCCCTCGTCGCTGAGGATCTTCTTCAGGTCCTCGATCCGCCAGCGGTCATAAGCCACACCCTGGATATCATAGATCCCGGCCAGCTCCCCAAGGCGCAGGGCCACGGCCAGTTTGTCTATGGCCCGGCCAGGAAGGGCGGAAATGAACCCCTGCCGCGCCCACAAGCCGTAAGGCACCCGGTCCTTATCCTCGCGCTCTTGGATGCTGTCCCCGGGGACCCAAAAGAACGGCAGGACCGCGCCCCCGTCTTCGGGGAAGTAGAGCACCAGGGCCGTTAGGTCCGTGGTGCTGGAGAGGTCCAGCCCGGCCCAGCACGGCCGCCCGCGAAGGGCCGCGGGGTCCACCGGAGCCCCACAGGCGGCCCAATCAACGGAGCTGATGAACCGCTGTTCCGAGTCAACGGCCTGGTTCAGATACAGGTTGCGGAAGGCCGCTTCCTTGGCCGGGATGCGCCGGGCCTGGGCCGCGAACTGCCGCATTTCCTCCAGGCTTCGGAAGTCCCCCAGGGCCGGGTTGCAGGCGTGCCACACGGCTTCATCCCAGGGGTCTGCATCGGCCGGGGCCTCGTAGATCGTGGCGTGGAAGCTCGGGTCTTCGATGATCCCAGCCCGCACCTTGCGGCCGTACTCCGTCAGCTCGGACAGGACATGGTTCGGGTCGCTGGATTGGGTGCTGATGACCACCATGAGGGGCTCGGCCCGGGCTCCCGTGCCCGTGGAAAGGTTGTCCCACAAGCGCCGATCCGGGGCCTGTGCCAGCTCGTCATAGACCACGAAGGACGGGCTCAGGCCGTGGGCCTTGCGGGCATCGCTTGACATGGCCTGGTACGTGCTTCCGGTCAGCTCGTCTTCAAGTTGCTTGTTGAACTCCTTGATGTTGACGCGCTCCGCGAACTCGGGAACCTCGCGGATGATCGCCGTCATCTCCCGGAAGATGATAGCAGCCTGATCCCGGTCAGAGGCGGCGCTGAAGACTTGGCCGCGGGGCTCTGCTTCCGGCCCAACGAGGTGGCACAGTGCCAGGCCAGCGGCCAGCGCGGTTTTCCCCTGCTTCCTGGGGCACGTCACAAGGGCCGTCCGCACGATGCGCCGCCCATCCTGGCCGGTGCGGTAGATTGCTTCCACGATCTCCCGTTGCCAGGGGCGAAGCCGCAGCTTTTTCCCGGCGTGCATCCCCGCGGTGATGGGAAGGAACTCCAGGAAGGCGATGACGCGCCCGGCGCGAGACAAACCGCGCTTCTCCCAGGGCAGGCGCTTACGCTTTTCCTTCTGGCCCTCAGCGGCCTTCTTGACGGGCTTCGCGCCCGGACCTCGTTTGCCCATGCCTGGGGCTCCTTTTTGAAACTAACTCTGTAAAGAGGGGCCTCGCCGGTCTAAGTCCCTCAACTGCCAGAGATTTTTCGATTCCACCAATGCCGCCGATCAAGCGGGGTGCCGTCAGGGTTGCAGCCGCGCCGGGGCTTGCGTGACCGGATGGCCCCCGCCTCAGGCCCCCGTGCGGTCTTGGCCGAGTGGCATGAGGCGCAGCACGACGCGAGGTTGCCCATGTCCCAGGGATCGCCGCCGTCCGCGATGGGAACCACGTGGTCCACCTGGGTAGCGGGCCGCTGGCGTCCCGGAGGGCAGTACTCGCAGAGGGGGGAGTCCTGGAGCTTCTGGAGCCGGAGCCGCCGCCACTGCGAGGTGTTGTAGGGCCAGTCAGCCACGGCTCACCCGATGGGGTTCCGGTGCACCAGGAAGCGCGACAGGTCCACCAGGCCGCCGGGGGAGGCGGGCGGGTTCTCCTGCATGTCGCGCAGCGTGTCGCTGAGCACGGAGACCATGATCTTTGACTCCCGGTTGCTCAGTCCCTTGTCCTTGAGCCGACGCTCGATCTCGCGCTTTGTCAGATTGTCCATGCTGTTTCTCCTATGCGGCCCGGCGGCCCTTGGCGTCTTCGATGTTCCTGAACCAATCGCCTTGCGGCAGGAGCTTGCACCCGTCCACAGTCTTGAACTTAAGCTGAAGCCCATTCGGATTGGTTGCGGTCTTCCAGTTCTTGGCCTTGACGATCCGGCACAAGCCGGGCTCAAGGGCCAGGTAGAGGCGAGGCTTTTCAAGGCTGCGTCCGCCGCCCATGCCCAGGTCCGTGCCCCTGTTCTTTTGCAGGGCGACGATGGCCAGAGCTCCCTGGAGCTTGTCATGGATCGCCTTGAGCATCCCGCCCACGCGGTAGAAGTCTTCGGAGACTTCCAGGAAGTCGATGATGTTCAACTTGCCTGTGCCGGGGCGGATCGCGTCCTGGAAATTGTCGGTGCGTTCCCAGGCGTGGAAGGTCCAGGAGTCCAGAGGCATGTCGAACTTGGCCAGGCGCTTGCGCAATTCCTGGCTCCCCATCTCGGAATTGAAGTAGTGGACCTCGGCCTTGTGCATGTTCTCCCGGACCACGTTCAGGAGAAATGCCGTCTTGCCCGCGTTGGGCTCCCCGGCCACCACGGCGATGTTTCCGGGCATCATGTCCACAAGGCGGCTCAGGCCGAAGGGCAGGCTCAGGTCCGCGGGCTCTTCCTCGGCCGCCTGCCATTCGATGGGGAGACATTCGCTTTCCACTCTTCGGAATTGGCCGTTCCTGTTCCCCACACGCTCTAAAATGCCTTTACGTATTCTTCTTAAGAGGGCTTGATAGAGGCTGTTTCGGTCCTTCGCAGTGGCAAGTCCAAGCCAGTTTGCAAGCTCGGAAACCGTGAAAATCCCGCTGGATAGCTCTATGAACTCGTCAACGCGGGGGCTAATGTCAGAGTCGCAGACTCTTACGCTCTCCCTTACGCCGCCCTTACGTTCACTTACGGAACTTACGGCCCTTACGGCCCTTACGGCCCTTACGTTTTCGCCGCTTTCCTTACGCTCCTTACGCTCCGGCTCCCTCGGTTCATGCTCCCCGGCGGCCATGCCAGAGGCCAGCGTCTTGCCCGCCTCGGCCTCAGAAAGCCCGGCCCGGAGTGCGGCATGGAGAAGGGCACCTTCGGCCTCGGAGCGGTCGATTTCGCCCCCGGCAACGAGCTGGCCGATGCTGAAGGCAGCGGCGTTCAAGGTGTGGTTGCGGGAGCCCTGGGGGGCCAGCGCCACCTTGCCACACTCGGACTCAAGAGCCGTTGCCCCGTACTTCGTTGTCCCTGAGCCCGTGGCCGCATTTTGGGCCGGGGCTGGCATGGGAGGCTTCGCCGGTGGAAGAATGAGCGACAGGAGCCATTCCGGCGCATCTGCAAGTGGTGCCCCCTGCGAGGTCCAGGAATAGCCAGGAGTGGGCGGCGCGATGACGTAGCCACCCTCCCCGCGCACGTCCAGGCCGGGGGCGAGCTTGCTTGCGCTGTTCCTGATCTCTTGGTTTTCCGGGAGACGGAAATAGCGATGCTCCCCGCCGGACCCGGTTCGGGCCGTCCACGTCCTGGGCAACGGCCCGTGCTCATTCTCCAGGGCGGCCAGGGAGGCGGGGCCGTCCGGCAGGTCCACGTCCAGCACGAAGGCGTTGACGTTCTTGCCGGTGGGAAGCCCGATTTGAGCGCCGGGATTCTCGGCCCACCACGCCTTGATCTGTTCGGGGTCGTCGGAAGCGTCCTTGAGCCCGTGGGCGGTCAGGGGCCGCTTGTCCTTGCACGGGAACACGGCCCATCCGGCAGCGGCCAGGCCAAGAGCGGATTGCAGGAGGTTAGCAGCCATTGGACACCTCCCTCTCACGATCCAGGAGCACCTGGAGCCTGTCTGTCCAGCGAGAGGCGGCCATGCCCACAGCGGAAGCCCAGGTCAGTGCATGGCGAAGCGTCAGAAGGCGCAGGGCGGACCACCCCCTGGATATCCCGGTGGATATCCCAAGGCGTGCTTTGGGGTGCTTTTTCTGCACTCCCATGCAGGGGCAACTTGTTGAAATGCTTGGCGGGTGCGGGATTGCTCGGCGGCTTTCACGCCGATAACAGGGGTTCAAATCCCCTTGGGGACGCCACAACAATTTCAGGCGGTCAGGTGTAGAACCTGACCGCCTGTTTTTTCATACGGCGCGGTCCGAACACGGGGCCGCTCCGTTG